AGGGTACAACACAACAAGCAATCTTTTTCACACAAGACAATCACACAGCCTTAGTAGATTGGTTATTTGTAAACGTGAATAGAATTTCAGGTGGTTCATCACCAAGGATAACGATTAAGGGATGGGTTTATTCCTATGTTTCAACTGCAAAGTATTTAGTGTTTTATGATGTGATTGATACAGCCGTTGAGAACCATTTAGAGTTAAAACCTTCACAGCCTTTTGTGGTTGGTGAGAAGTCTATTCTTTGGTTTGAAGCAACGAGCGACACGAATAACGCAACGGTAGGTTGTAGATTTTCACTAATAGAAGTAAAAGATTTCTAATGCAAACAAAGAGCAAAACAAGTCCAAAAGGAGGACGTAGAGGATGCCTTGGAAAAGATGGAAAGTATTCTATTGAAAACTGTAATGGTGATCATCAAAACCAAGGACTAGGAAACACCCAAAACGGTACAACGGTAGTAATAGTAAGAGCATAATTACAACAATTAATAATTAAAACGTATAAAAATAGAAATCAAATACCATGAAAGAAAAAATCAACACTATTTTAAAAGCCGTTGGATTAATGGCAACCGAGATTAAACTAGACCAAGTTACAATCGACGAAGGAAAAGCAACTTTAGAAGCGGAAGTATTCGAAGTAGGTCAACCCGTATTTATCGTTAACGAAGATGAGCGCATACCAGTTCCAGTAGGTGAGTACTTACTCGACAATGGATTTACAATGATCGTAACAGAAGAGGGAGTTATTGGTGAGTACATAGAGAAAGCAGTTGAAGAACCAGCTGAAGAAGTTGTCGAAGAAGAAGTAGCAACGTCTGAAAAACCAAACGAAACTCCAATAGCTAAAAAGATTATTGAAGCGGTAACAAAAGAAACTCACTTCTCAGCACAAGAAAAAGAAGCGTTAGAAAATGAGATAACAGAACTTAAAGCACAACTTGAAGCGGTAAATAAAGTAGAGGTAGAGGAAGTAGTTGAACTTTCAACTCCAATTCAACACAACCCTGAAAACTTTGTTAAGCCTGAAGGCTTCCGATATGGAAAAGGTGCGCAAGGGAAAAGTACACTAGAAAGAATTTACGAAAAATTAAACAACTAAACATTTAACAATGGCAACAAGCGTATCAAACGACGTAACACGTCAAAGAGGAAAAGTAGAAGTAATTTCTGCGGCTCAAACATTAACGGCTGCTGACAGCGGAAAAGTATTCATTTTGGATGCTGCTGAAGGTAAAACTGTAACACTTCCAGCACTTGCAACTGGACTTAATTTCAAATTCATCGTAGGAGCTGCTTTCGCAACTACTAACTGGATTATCGACTCAGCGGAAGGTGATAATATCGAAGGTATTATTTCAGACATGGGTGCAACGGTAGCTGGCATTCCTGCTGGTGCAGAAGACCAAATCAACTTTGTGGCTTCAGCTGAAGGTATTGGAGATTGGATTGAGTTAGTATGTGATTATGCTAATTCTCAATGGCTAGTATCTGGAGCGTGTAGAACAAACGGAGGTATCACAGCAACTGATCCATCTTAATTTAAGTAACTAAAAACATTTTATAAAAATGGCAACAACTACAAACATTACAACTACTTATGCTGGAGAGTCAGCAGGTAAGTACATCGCAGCGGCTTTGCTTCAAGCAAAGACATTGGATCAACAATTGATTGATATTCGACCAAACATCAAATATAAATCAGTTATGAAAAAAGGTGCAACGTCTGACATCGTAAAAGATGCGACTTGTGACTTTGACCCTTCAGGAACTGTAACTATTACAGAGCGTATTCTTGAGCCTAAAGAATTACAAGTGAATATGGACATTTGTAAAACTCCATTCCAAGAAGATTGGGATGCGATTTCAATGGGTTATTCTGCAACTGACACACTACCAAAAACATTCACAGACTTTATCTTAGCTCAAGTTTTAGGACAAGTAGCACAAGCAACTGAGAACTCTATTTGGGGTGGTTCTGCTGCGGTTAATGGTGAGTTTGATGGTATTGAAACAATGATAGCTTTAGACGCTAATTTACCAGCAGCTAACGAAGTTTCAGGAACTACTGTAACATCTTCTAACGTACTTGTTGAGATAGCTAAAATTGTTGACGCTATGCCAGCTGCATTGTACGGACGTGATGACATTATGATTTATGTTTCACAAAACATTCACAAAGCGTATGTACGTGCTTTAGCAGGATACGGTACTTCAGGTTTGGGTGCTTCAGGGGTTGACAACAAAGGAAACCTTTGGTATTCAAACGGTCAAAACTTGACTTTCGACGGTATTCCAGTAGTACTTGCTCCAGGTCTTTCTTCTAGTGTTGCTTTCTTGACATACAAAGAAAACTTTGCTTTCGGTACAGGACTTATGAGCGATATGCAACAAGTGAAATTGATTGACATGGCAGATATCGACGGTTCTAAAAATGTACGTGTAGTATTGAGATATACAGCAGGTGTACAATACGGAGTTGTTGCTGACATCGTTACTTACGGAATCACAAACTCGGCTAACTAATTAGATTAATTAATCGAAGAATCGGGAGGGGGTAATTACTTCCCTCCCTTTTTTTTAAACTAAAAAATATACGGATATGGCGTGTGATATTTCTAAAGGCAGATTAGAGCCTTGTAAAGACCAAGTCGGAGGACTAGATGCCATCTTTATTGTGAACCATGCTGACATTACAGCATACACAATGGATGGAACAGATACAGACTTAATTGCTTCTCTGACTGGCTCACCAAATGCTTACAAAATTGAGTTGAAAGGAACTTCAAACTTTGACCAAGCAATAACACCAAGTAGAGAAAACGGTACTACTTTCTTTGACCAAGTATTGAACATTACTTTAAAGAAACAAGACATCTCTACTCACAAAGAGTTAAAAATCTTAGCGTGGTCAAGACCTGTTATCGTTATCAAAGACAATAACAACAATTATTTCTTGATGGGTAAAGAGCATGGTGCTGAAGTAACTGGAGGATCAATTGTTTCAGGTGCTGGAATGGGTGATTTGACGGGATACACTTTGACGTTTGGAGCGCAAGAAAGAGTACCAGCTAACTTTATTGATGCGTCTACCGATGCTGAATTAGGGACTGCTGGATTTACTATTGTTCTTGGTGCATAACCAAATCAATTAACGATTATTAAAGGGTGGCTATATTTTAGTCACCTTTTTTATTTAATAACAAATTCAACAAAGGTCGTATAATAGTTATGATAATCTTAAGAGAGCAGGGTACAAGCCAAACATTTAAAATTATACCACGAATCTATTCAGCAGACTCGATGGTTATTGTGAATGAAACAACTGGCGACTCTATTACTTACGCAATCACATTAACACAAACAGACTATTATGCAGTTATTGCTAAAATTGTCACTCTTCAAGAGAATAACTTTTATAAGCTAACTGTATTGAATGGCACGGATGAGGTGTACAGAGGTAGAATCTTTTGTACAAATCAAACTATTTCAGATTTCACAGTTAATAACAGCGAGTTCAATACTTACACTTCTGATAACGAATACATCACTTACGAATAATGAGCGACAACATACACATTTTAGAGTTATCTTCTTATGAATCACCAACGATTACGGAGAATAAAAACGATGCTTGGGTAAGCTATGGAGATAACAACGACTACTATAATTGGTTAATTGAGAGGTATCGAAACTCACCAACGAATAACGCAGTAATAAACAATATTTCAAGATTAATATTCGGGCGTGGTATTGGTGCTTTCGATGCTTCTAAAAAGGTTAATGAATGGGCACAGTTTGTATCTATATTTGGAGATGAGGACGTTCGTAAAACTTGTATTGATTTAAAGTTATTCGGATCGGGGCACTTTCAAATTCACTTTGACGAGAAACACACAAAAGTATTAAAGGCTTACCACATCCCAACTAACTTAATACGTCCTGAAAAGTGCGACAAGAATGGTAATATCGTAGGTTATTATTACTCGGATGACTGGTCAGATACAAAGAAATTCCCACCAAAGAGATACAGTGCTTTTGGTGAATCAAAGGATAAAATAGAAATACTTTGTATTCAAAATTATGCTGTTGGAATGAAGTACTTTGGTGAGATTGATTACCAAGGATGCTTACCTTACACTGTGCTTGAAGAAGAGGTTTCTGTTTATCTTATAAACGATGTTCAAAACGGCTTTAGCGGTACGAAAGTAGTAAACTTTAACAATGGAGAATCTAACGAAGAGAAACGAGAGGAAACAAGTCGAAAAGTACTAAACAAGTTAACAGGCTCTAGAGGCCAAAAGGTTATTGTAGCTTTTAACGATAACCAAGAACATAAAACAACGGTTGATGATATTCCTTTAAATGATGCTCCAGAGCATTACTCTTACTTATCTAAGGAGTGTGAACAAAAGATATTAGTAGGTCATAATGTAGTTAGTCCAATGTTAGTTGGAGTGGTTACAGATAATCAAGGATTTAGTTCAAATGCAGACGAGATTGAAATAGCTTCTAAATACTTTCATAACATTGCTATTGTGCCTCCACAGGAACTTCTATTGAAAGGAGTGGACAAAGTGTTAGCGTTTAACTCAATCACGCTTAAAACGTACTTTAAACGTCTTAATTTGCTTGAGGATATTGAACAAAAGATACAAGAACAAGAACAAGCGGTTGAGATGTCAAGTCAAATTGATGACTATCTAGCAATAATAGGTGAAACTATTGGAGATGATTATGAGTTGATAGATGAGCGTGAAGTAGATTTAGATTTAGAAGATGAATTAGATGAGCAAGTAAAACAATGGTCTTTATCAGCAGAGCCAAAACAAACGCTTTTAAGTAAGTTGGTTAATCTAGTTTCAACAGGTACAGCACGTCCCAACGCTCAAAGTTCACAAGATAAAGAAGTTGACGGTGTTTATTTCAAGGTTCGCTACAAATATACAGGAAGCGCAACACCTGAAAGACCATTTTGTAAAGCAATGATGACAGCTGATAAGCTATATCGAAAAGAGGATTTAGTTTCAATGAATAGCGAAATCGTTAATCCTGGACAAGGACACGACGGACAGCCGTATAACGTCTTTTTATACAAAGGTGGGGTATCATGTAAACATAAATGGTTGCGTCAAACCTACGTTAGCTTAACACGTACTGTGGACGTTAATAATCCAAACGCTAAAACAGTAAGCACAAACAAAGCAAGAGAATACGGTTATAATGTGGCAAACCCTAAAGAGGTGGCGATGATGCCAAACGATATGCCAAACAACGGACACCACCCAAACTACGGAAAATAATGGCAACAGCACTACTTATAACAAAGGCAGACATAGTTAAGAAAACAGCATTAAACGGAAATGTAGATGCTGACTTATTTATTCAGTTTATTCAGATAGCACAAGACATTGATTTACAAAGAATCCTTGGTACTGACTTACTACAAAAGATTCAAACGCTAATAACGGCAGGAACGGTTGATAGTGGCGGTAACTCT